CTACCCTGTTCTGCCAGGTCGTACGTGGAATACAACGATGCGACCGCTGTTCAACACCAGGGTGGCAACAGCGGTCAGCCTCAATGAATTCCGGGCATCTTTCTCCGCGTCACCGATCTATCAAATGAAGTTGTCGTATGACGTCCTCCGCGACCAAACTATCAACAGTACAGTCTACGACGAGTGGCGGCCACTGATCGGTTTCTTCCTGGCTCGCCAGGGTAAGTTTGATTCGTTCCTCTACGAACATCCTGATGACCATACAGCTACCGCACAGTCATTCGGTACTGGGGACGGCCTCACAGCCAATTTCAGCCTTGTTCGTACGCTTGGCTCGTTTACCGAACGGGTGGCTAACGTCAACGTAATCACCGAAGTGAGTGTGAACAACACGCCTACATCAAACTACACGATCAGCAGCGTGGGCACCATCACTTTCAATACACCGCCTGCTGATGCGGCCACACTCGATTGGACTGGTACGTACTACTACCGGTGCCGATTTACCAACGATGAGCAGGAGTTCAACCAATTCATGAGTCGTCTGTGGGACGCCAAATCAGTTGAGCTGCTTGGGTGCTTAGGAACAAAGTTGTGAAAACGCTTGCCACGCACTACTGCGAACAACAGCAAATGCTGGAGGAGCAGCTTGCGCTTTGGTCGTCGTACTCGATAGAGGTGCTGGCAAGCTTAGAGTTCGTAGTAGTAGACGACTGCAGCACAACAAGGCCTGCTGCAGCTATCTTGAAAGGTTGCAACCTGCCTGTGCGCGTGCTTCGTCTACAAAGGTCTGTGCCTTGGAATTTTTCAGTTGTCAGGAATCTTGCAATACGCGAAGCTTTGCACGCCGAAGTTTTGCTGTTTGACTTAGACCACTTCGTGCCTGCTGCTACCGCTGCACAGTTCCTTGCTGAGTCGGTACAACGAGGAACTTTTTCACTTTGCGAACTAGAAGACCAGTGTGGCACAAAGCTGCAAGCACATCAGCATTGCGCGGCATACGAACGCACAAGCTACTTGGAGACAGGTGGCTATGACGAGAGCTGGTCTGGATATAACAGCGACTGGTTATTTGTGCCAAGGCGAGCATCTCAGTTGACGCGCAAGGATATAGGCTTGCGCCTTGTGCGCCGTGATGGTCAAGGTTGCCAGAAGTGGCAGCGGGGCGGGCGCTTCAATGTTTTGAGCTGCAGGAAGCGTGAGTTCGAAGCAGCAACCAAAAATTTAAGCCGGCCGTGTAATACACACCACTGGCAGTGGACAGAGGAGAAAGTATGAAGGCCGCAAGCGCAGAACTTATAGCGCTCCTCGAGGCTGGTAAGCAGCTTGTTATGTGGGAAACTTTTGTCTTCACCTTGGCCAACGGCACAGTGTTGACTTACTCTAACCGCGATCCAGATGCGCCGGCGTATGCCTACATCCCCGCACCACCGCCGCCGCCGCCAGATGGTTTTGTGTTTGACTCCTTCACGGGAACCGGTACGCTTAATTCACACGTCGGCGAGCTTGGGGCGACTTGGTCATTACCGTCTGGCGTATCTAGCCCAGGGCTAGATACCGCAATTCTTACGGGAAATGGGACTGTGTATATGAACTCGTCTCCAGGGCAGATTTTCAATGCCTCTGGTAATGCGCCAGTAGACTCGACACCGTTTTATATAGAGATGGATTTTTACTGCGCCGGCGATACAAGCTCATGGAACGGCCTAAGGCTCAGCCACGGGATAAGCCACGCTAATCACGCTCAATTTTTAGAAGCTGGTGTATCTATTTCAGGAGGACCTTCTCTATCTATTCGCACGTCGTACTTTAGCGGTTCTGGTTGGACTGAAGACTATGCTTCTCCGGATTTTTCGACGCTGTCGCCAGTTTTGAACACCCTTCGGCTTGAAGTCGATACGAATAGGCAGGCTGCGCGAACATACTTGAACGGTGATCTTTTGACGTCAATTAGCCTAGGCTCACCGCTTCCTGTGATGTCTGTCCCTTTCTTGCAGTGGGATAACTACCGCGACACATGGTTCGTATCTAGGTTTGCAGGTGACACGATATGAGTGATCCAATCCTCAAGCGCGGTTTGACGCGCACTGTGATAGGCCTGGAAGTCAGCGAGCTAGAGCTAAAGCTGATAGGTGACGCAAACACCACAATCAACAGCGCACCCTTCACAAAGTTTGCGCTGGACGGCGGTTTTGACGGTGCGACAATAGAAGTGTCACGCCACTTTTCAAGCGCGTGGGATGAACCTGCTGCCGGCAATCTCAAAATGTTCGTCGGGCGTGTTGGGCCTGTTACTGTGACAGGTAGCGAGGTCGTTATCTCTCTCAAGTCAATGATCGAGCTGCTAGACGTGCAGATGCCTCGCAATATCTACTCTGCCTCGTGCTCCAGGACCCTTTACGATGAAGGCTGTGGCATCGTGGCTGCGTCTTTCACCGCTGTGGCAACATCGCTCGCCAACAGCACCAGGTTCACAATTCATACGGATTCCAATGTACCAACAGGCTACTACGCCTTGGGCACCATTACCGGCAATACTGGGCAGAACGTAGGCATCACCAGAACCGTAAAGAAGTTTACGCATGAAGGTGACAATGAGGGAGACTTCGTTGTCGCTCTACCCTTCCCTTACGCGCCAGAGACCGGTGATACTTTCGATGTCAAGCCAGGCTGTGACAAGCTGATGACCACTTGCAATTCGACTTTCAACAACCTGTTGAATTTCAGAGGGTTCCCATTCATCCCAGCACCGGAGTCAACACTGTGATTACAACAGAGCAAAGGCTTTCTGTGGTCACAGCCAGTGAGCGGTGGCTGCGCACTCCTTGGCATCACAACGCCAGGGTGCATAACGCCGGCATCGATTGTGGGCAGCTGGTGATTGCTGCATACGTAGAAGCCGGACTAGTGGACGACTTTGATACGGGGAAGTACTCAAGGGATTTCATGCTGCACCGCAACGAGGAACGGTTTCTGGAAGTGGTCACCAGGTACCTTGATGAAATTCAAGGACCACCTGGTGTTGGTGATGTCGCGGTGTGGAAAATAGGTAAGTGCTACGCTCATGGGGCTATCGTGGTCCAGTGGCCACGCATCATTCATTCTTACAAGCCTGAACGTTCGGTGGTCTACGGCGATGCTTCTAAAGGCCGTCTCGCTGCTCTGCCTGTCAAGTTCTTTTCCATAGAAGGGAGGCTACCGTGAGCGGCGGAGCAGATCCAGTACAGATCAACAACACCGAGAACAAGGTCGGCGCCCTGCGGGTGCAGTCGTCGACCCAGGGAATGCCGGTGCCTATTTGCTATGGCACGACACGCATTTCGCCAAACATGATTTGGTACAACGACTTTACGGCCACTTCGCACGTCGAGCTCTCCACTAGCGGAGGTGGTGGCAAAGGTGGTGGAGGCGGCGGGGTCACAACCACAACGACCACCTACACTTACTCAGTAGGTATTATTCTTGCGCTTTGCGAAGGTGCGCTTACAGCCAATACGGTAGTGCTCAGTTCTTGGAGCGGCAAAGACCGAGTTTCTTCAGGCTCTGATGGCTTTTCTGAATTTCGTGGCTCACAAAGCCAAATGCCGTTTGCGTATGTCGAGACGAATCACGCAAACCAAGCTCTTGCTTACAGGAACACCGCTTACGTGGCTTCTGGGCAGTATGAATTGGGAGCTGCTACCAGCCTGCCTAATTTCAGCTTTGAGGTGCAGGCTTTACTAGCGACGACGCCTTGCGCGCCGGATGCTAATCCGGCTGCCATCATCGAAGATTTTTTGCTTAACCAAGTTTACGGAGCCAGGTGGCCTGCGGAACACCTTGGTAACCTGGGAGATTTCGAGGATTTTTGTGCTGCTTCCAATTTCATGTGCTCGCCGCTTTACAACAAACAAGCGTCGGCCGCTGAGGCCTTAGCCGAACTTTTGGCTATTGGTAATTCCGCGCCAGTGTGGTCTGAAGGCTTGTTGAAGATAAAGCCTTACGGCGATGAGGTCGTGTCGTATACACCTTATGTGGCCAACTCGTGCGATGCTTGTGTGCCTGGCAACCTTGTGGAGTGGGTCCCAGATCTTACAGTCCAGTACCACCTTGGGCTAGACGACTTTATAGCTGACGCAGACACAAATCCAGTCGTGGTGAATCGCCGTCGCCAAAGCGATTCGTTCAATCAAGTGAAACTAGAAGTCCTCGACAGGGCGAACGAGTACAACGTCGCTGTCATAGAGGCTAGCGACCTCGCCGACATAGAGCTTCACGGGGCTCGCTGTGACGAAGTAAAGATCATGCACGCCATTTGCGACCTTGACATTGGTCGCCAAGTAGCACAAGCAATGCTGCAGCGTGCGCTCTATGTCAGAAACGAATACACCTTTAAGCTCCCCTGGAAGTATGCCAGGCTGGAGCCTATGGACATTGTTGGGCTCACAGAGCCTAGCCT